ACCCAGATAGGGGAAGTAGGCGAACATTTCGTAGTCAGTGTTTTAGGTGGGTTTGGATTAGAAGTTTATAAGACCAATGCTAAAGGATTTGATCTTCTTGTGTTAGGCGACAAGCCAATACGAGTAGATGTCAAAACGAAGTCCTCATTAGAAGGGCAACGAATTTACAACATAAAAAAAGGCAAGAAGACAAACTACAGGGACTTTAATCCCCAAGCTTGTGACATCTTTGCCTTGGTATGTTTAGAAGATCTCTCTCTGTCATTTCACAGATCAGAGGATTATGCGGGTAAACGTAGTATTTATGTAAATGCCGATAGGCACAGTGCTACAGATCCGTATGAAAGTTGGGTGTCTGCAACGGACATAAAAAAAGCCGAGTGGGCTATATAGTATATATACCCTCGGCCGAACACGTTCTTATTTTAGCATGGATTTTCCATTCTGTCTATAGTAATTCTGTTATAATTGTCACATGATGCCCGTAGCAAACAAAAGTTAATTAGTCAACAAGTGTTGCTAATTGACAATATTAATGGTATAACAAGCGACAGGTACAATGGCTAAACTAAAAAAGCCCGAACCTTCACAAGCAATTAACCTCGTATATATAAGAGCGGCGATACTAGCCAACACAGGCGTAAAGCTCACCTTAGAAGAAGTACGAAGGTATCTTGTAGAAGAAAAGATAATCACTCCTAAACAGGCCGTGCATAACGCGCAAATCTTCAGAGGCTACTCTGATTATTTCGGCTTAGAGGATTATTCCGTTGAACTCTCCCGTGAAGATGACAGCATTTTTTAAATCAAAATAAAAGGCAGGAACATGAAAGTTACTAAAGCAAATTGTGGCGCATCCGTGAAAGCGGCTAATGGTGGCTACATGAAGGTTAAGAAGACGGGCTACAACCAAGGTGGTACGGCTTCTAAAAAGAAATCCGATATGGATGATCGTTCTAAGTTTGCAAAACGCGCTGAAGGCGTGAAAGCAAATAAGGGCGGAATGGCCTCAAAAAAAAAAGTAAAAAAATATAACCAAGGCGGAGCTACGGGCCGTGTTGCAGTAAACGTATGTAATGCGTGTTCAACACCGAAGAAGTGTACGTCTAATGGTCGTTGCGTTAAATCAGGTAAGAAGCTTACTTAATGCCAAAATTATGCGCCAGAGGTAAGCGGGCCGCTAAATCCCGCTACGATAAATATCCATCAGCTTATGCGAACGGCCATGCTGTCCGTGTTTGCAAAGGGGATATTGCTGGTCTTGATGGCAAGAAGAAGTCATCTGGCGTCTACGCTCAAGGCGGTGGTTATGTAATGAGCAAAGGCGGTCTTGCAGAATGGTTCGGACAGAACGATGGCAAGGGCTGGGTTGATTGTAAGACAGGCAAGCCGTGTGGTCGAAAGAAGGGTGAGAAACGTGATTATCCAGCGTGTCGCCCAACAATGGCCCAATGTAAGAAGTCAAAACCTAAAACGGCGAAGACGAGTGGTAAGCGAGTAGCGTGGACTAAGCCGCCGAAATAAGCGAGGGCATATAATGGCAAATAAGCCAGTAGATAAAAAGAAGATGGCTTGTAACAAACCCCGCCGTACCTCGGGTGGATCTAAGAAGTTTGTTGTAAAGGCGTGTCAGGATGGCACGGAAAAAATTGTAAGGTTTGGAGATCCCAATATGAGGATCAAGAAGTCCAACCCCAAACGCCGTAAGTCTTTTAGAGCTCGGCACGGTTGTGACAAAGCAGGGGCGAAGAATAAATTAACGGCAAAATACTGGTCATGTAAAAAGTGGTAATGGGATGGAATTAGACATACGGATGCTAATTACACTTGGGGGAATATTAGCAAGTGTAGTATCAGCGTCGGCAATAGCGAGGCAACAGATTAAGCATCTGGAAGAAGAGTTAAAAGAATTAAAGTCTTTCACTAATAAGATGGAGCTCCGTCTAGATCGCAATGATATGACAACCAGCATTAATGAGCAAAAGCTCACTGAGTTGTCCGTGGTTTCTTCTCCGAAAGAGAGAGAAGGATTAGTTAGGGAATTGGAAGGTTTAAAAAAAGATATTGCCTTTCTTAACAAAACAGGTAATAATTAATGTCAGAAGAGAAGCAATATACGGAAAAACAAAACGCCTTTCTTGAGGCCCTAGTTGGGGAAGCAAGAGGGGATATTCGTTCTGCTATGAGAAGTGCAGGTTACTCTGATTCCACGAAAGTGCATGAAGTAGTTAATCCTCTCCGAAATGAGATTGTTGAGCGAGCTAGTATGATGCTTGCAATGAATGCACCTAGAGCAACATTTTCTATGATCGACGTTTTGCATGATCCAGCGGCTATGGGGGCTCGCAACGCAGTTGCGGCGGCGCGTGAAATTTTAGATCGCTCAGGTCTGGTTAAGAAAGAGCAAGTAGAAATTAAGGGGCCAGAAGGCGGTATATTTATTTTACCTCCAAAACAAGCAGAGCCTGTAGATAATGAGCAAGACGAAAATTAATTTTTGGGAAAATAAAAAAAGACCAAATGAAACTGCAAAAATTCCATACGGCTATAGGGCCAGTGAAGAGGATCTTCTTGTACTTGTGGCAGACGATGAAATCGTTGTGCACGTCGAGCAAGCGATGGATTACCTTGATAATGGGCAAAGTTATCGGGAAGTCGCTAATTGGCTCTCTGAAACTACTGGTGAAACGATCAGCCATCAAGGCATTGCTAATATTTGGAAACGCGCTCGCGGCGATACTAGCTCGCGCTCTAAACAGCTTAGAGCTAAAAAGAGAAAAACTGCGCCAAAAACTAAAGAACAACGAGAACTCGCAAGCCTAAAGAAAAAAGAGGCGGCGGCGAAACGAAGCTTAACCGTAACTAAGAAAAAATTAGGACAGCTTAAAGAACATGATGAAAATCAATCCGATCCCAGCACCCCAAAACACACAAATAAAGAGGGGGTCAGTGGCGGATTAGATTTTGATGCTACACCAAAAGATAAAGAAGTTATATTCGCCCCTAACAAGGGCCCGCAAACAGAATTTTTATCGGCATCAGAAAGAGAAGTCCTATACGGGGGCAGTGCGGGCGGGGGTAAGAGCGCAGGATTACTCGCAGACCCCTTGCGATACTTCTCCGTACCAAGTTTCAACGGGTTGTTACTCAGACGAACTAACGACGAACTTAGAGAACTCGTCTGGGCCAGCCAAGAGCTTTATCCGAAAGCGTACCCGGGAGCGAAATGGGCGGAGAAGAAGAGCCAATGGACGTTCCCAAGCGGAGCCCGATTATGGATGACATACCTAGAACGTCCTGAAGACGTTTTACGTTACCAAGGTCAGGCGTTTAGCTGGATAGGTTTTGACGAATTAACGCAACACCCAACAAGTTTTGCGTGGGATTACATGAGATCCCGATTAAGAACAACAGACCCAAACTTGCCTATCTTTATGAGGGCAACAACAAACCCGGGAGGCCCCGGGCATTCTTGGGTCAAGCAGATGTTTATCGATCCAGCACCTGCAAATAAAACGTTTGTGGCGAAAGATCCAGAAACAGGAAAGGACTTAGTATACCCTGATGGTCACGAGAAAGCTGGGGAACCTTTATTTTACCGTAGGTTTATTCCTGCAAGCTTGTACGACAATCCCTACCTTACCGAAGATGGGGCGTATGAGGCCAACCTTTTATCTCTTCCCGAGAATCAAAGGCGGCAACTTTTGGAAGGCGATTGGGCCATCGCAGATGGCGCGGCGTTCCCCGAATTTAGACAGTCACACCATGTGGTTGAGCCTTTTGAAATACCATCAGACTGGCGGAGATTTAGATCATGTGACTACGGATATTCGTCGTATTCAGCGGTACATTGGTTCGCGATAGATCCGTCGTATGGAACGTTAATTGTATACCGTGAGCTCTATGTATCGAAGCACACAGGCAGAGATTTAGCTAAGGCTATTTTGCCATTAGAACGCGGAGAACAGATGGAATATGGTATACTAGATTCAAGTTGTTGGCATAACCGAGGCCAGATTGGCCCCAGTATAGCCGAAGAAATGATCTCAGAAGGATGTCGATGGCGTCCTAGTGATCGTAGCGCAGGAGCAAGAGTTGCAGGGCGCAACAGGTTTCACGAAGTCTTAAAATATGACGAGGAAACTAAGATGCCGGGTATAGTGTTTTTTGACACTTGCCGACAGATAATAGCAGATTTGCCTGTCATACCTAGTGACCCTAAAGGGGGCGATGATATCGATGCTAGATATAGAAGTGATCACACTTATGACAGTGTTCGTTACGGGATTATGTCTCGTCCACGAGCTAAATCGCCATTTGACGATTGGGCAACAAATAAAACGGAACCTAGCTGGAAGCCCTCTAGCATTAGCTTTGGATATTAAAAAATATGGCAATAGTAGATAAACCAGAAGAATACTCTATAGATATTAACTCAGCTTCGCTTGAAGAGGGTGATAATGTAGAACAAGAAAACCTTGAAATGGATGGCGTAGTAGGCTGGGTTGAAAGCCGCTACTCAAATTCAAACAAGTGGCGTGATCAAGATGAATCACGATGGTTAAAAGCCTACCGTAATTATCGCGGTATATACGGCCCTGAAACACAGTTTACTGATACTGAAAAATCACAAGCATTTATTAAGATTACAAAGACTAAAGTTCTTGCGGCTTATGCACAGATTGTTGATGTGCTATTCGCGGGTTCCAAATTCCCTATTGGAATTGAGGCACCAAAGAATACTTTAAATGTAGCTGATTCAGTATCATTTGATCCTAAAGAAGTTACAGAAGATAAAGTTGCAGAAGTTACTGGTGCTAAGGTATCAGCTACTATTGCACGTCCAGATATTATGGAACGTCTTGGCCCCCTTAGCAAAGATCTATCTCGTGTAGAAGAAGATCTTCGTGAGGGTGCAGGTAAGACACCAACTTCATTTACGTTTGAGCCCGCTAAAGAGATAGCTCGCGGAATGGAGAAACTAATCCATGACCAATTAGAAGAAAGCGACGCAAGTAAGCATTTGCGTAATGTTGCTTTTGAAATGTCTTTGTTCGGCACAGGTATTCTGAAGGGCCCTTTTGCCTTCGATAAGGAATACCCACGGTGGGATGAAGAGGGTGAATATGATCCTATATTCAAAGTTATTCCGAAAATCGAGTCTGTTTCGATTTGGGACTTCTACCCAGATCCAGACGCACGGAATATTAATGAGGCGGAGTACGTCATCCAGCGTCACCGTTTGAGTCGTACTCAGCTTCGTGCCTTAAACAGCCGCCCTCATTTCCGTGAAGAGTCGATTGAAATAGCCATTGAGTATGGTGCTAATTACCAACCTGAGTATTGGGAAACTGCGCTAGAAGACAATGACATGAACCCTGATGTGAACCGATTTGAGGTTCTAGAATACTGGGGAATGTTAGATCTAGAAACGGCTCAAGATGCAGATATTGATATTCCTGAGAAATACTTTGACCGAGAAGAAGTACAAGTCAACGCTTGGGTTTGTAACGGACAGTTGTTGCGTTTGGTAATTAACCCATTCACTCCTAGCCGTATACCTTTCCACGCAGTTCCATACGAAGTTAATCCATATTCTTTCTTCGGAGTTGGGCTGGCTGAGAACATGGAAGACACCCAAGAAATTATGAATGGGTTTATGAGGATGTCGATAGATAACGCGGCGTTGTCCTCTAACCTATTGATAGAAATAGACGAGACTAATCTCGTCCCCGGACAAGACCTTTCTGTGTACCCCGGTAAAATTTTTCGGCGTCAGGCAGGGGCACCGGGTCAAGCCATCTTCGGCACCAAGTTTCCGAACGTGACTAATGAATGTCTTATGATGTTCGATAAAGCACGTCAGCTAAGTGACGAAGCCACAGGTATGCCATCGTATTCACACGGTATGTCGGGCGTTATGTCTGTAGGTAGAACCGCTTCTGGTATGTCTATGCTGATGGGTGCGGCGGCACAAAATATTAAAGCAATTGTCCGTAATATGGATGATTATATGTTATCCCCACTAGGACACGCATTGTTTGCATTCAATATGCAATTCTCATTTGATAAAGACGTTGCCAAAGGTAACTTAGAAGTAGTTGCTCGCGGTACAGAGAGCTTAATGCGTAACGAAGTACGCTCACAACGCCTACTACAGTTTATGCAAATGACAGCAAACCCTGCAATGGCACCATTTGTTAAATATGATTACATTCTTAGGGAACTTTCCGCATCTATGGACTTAGATGAAGAGAAAATCCTAAATGATCCACGCGAAGCGGCAATACAGGCTAAAATGATGGCTGAGATAGCCGCTCTGATGCCTCAACCACCGCAAGGTGCACCTGAAGGCCCAATGCCAGCGGGTATGGGTGACCCAACAGGAAATGGTGGTGGAAATATAGCACCGGGAGCCGCTCCAGAACCGGGAGCTCAAGGTTTTTCTGGCGCAGGTGGCGGAGATAATGGTGGGCAAGCTCCAGCACCGCAACCACAAGGGCCAGCGCAGTAATGGACGTTAAAACTGCAAAACAAATTTTACCGCTTGTTAATAATGTAGATCATTACCCTCTTCTACAAGAATATGTATCGATGCGGATTGAAGCAATGCGAGGGTATTTAGAAAACACAAAAGAACACGACAAAATATTGGAAATACAAGGAGCAATTGCAGAGCTTCGTAGGTTCCAAACATTGCGTGAACAAGCAATTGAGGGAGCAAAAAATGGATGAACAAATGATGACAACAAAAGGTCGTAAAGTTTATCAAGACGAAGAAACTGGTGAAAACTACTCTGAACGTTCTATCACGTTTGAAACAGAGAATGGCTGGATTACTATTCCAACTGTTGATTCTGAGGGTAACCAATATAGCCAAAGTGAGCTTGAAGATTTTGTTCGTGAGAATGGGCCCATTGATCCTCTCACAGGTGAAGAACTTCCTTTGTTTGAAACTGTGGAAGACGCAG